TTGCAAAACTCATTGACTGCCTGCTCCAACTCCTCCAGGTTGGTGTTACGGAACAACTTGACCCCTGGCTTACTTATTGACACGGTTCACCACCCCTCTACTGACTGCTACCTTAACCTTCCTCCTTCCCCACTTATAAGCCTCGTCGTGTGTTTGAAAGAATAGGTCTATCAGGTCATCTCGACGCCTGATAGCTCCACCTGTATCCTCGGCTACACCCCACCCGTACCCCTCAATGTAGAGTCGGGTACCGTAGGGTATCACCTTAGGGTTTACGGCAATCACCCCGTGTCTGGGCTTGGTGCCCGTGGACGTGGTGTTGGGGTCACCGTCGTTACATATGCCACTCTTGTTGTCGTATGGTGCATACCCCGTTGCCTCGAACTCGAAGATTTCGAATTCATCAACCCTCTGCTTTAGACTATCCAGTTCCTCCCGTAAGCTACCCCTGTCAAGCCTAAGTTTTTCAATCTCATCAAGTAACCCCTCTTGGGTCTGTCTCATCTCGTCTAGCTCCTCAAGTAGTTCCTCCAGGCTCTCCTCAGCCTCGGACAGTTCCTCACGGGTTTGCTCCAGTTCTTGCCTGCTAGTCCCAACCATCAAGGTCAGGATTATCACTGCCAGTATCAACCCCGTTGTCACTACCTTCCTTGCCACTGCCTTTCCACTCTCCTTCTCTCAGTATCTCAATAAACGCTGGTTGCTTAACGTATCCCCTGGAACCCTTACCTATCATACCGTTCTTGGCTAGGAACTTTAGGAACCTCCTAACCATGCTACCGTCAAGGTCACACAGGTCTTCCAAGTCCTTGGCTATCACGTAGTTGTATTGCAGGAATACCCTCGCAACCTCCTCGTTCTGGCTCAGGAACTTGACTACACTGTCCTTGGCTCGCTCTGCAGCACGCTCCTGCTCCCTAATCTGTTGGCTCAAGTCCCAGTATCCCAGGGACGGTTTCTTGTAAACCTGGTTCAGGAAGTCGTAGGCGAACCTCACGTGTTCTGGTCTGACGATTACCCGTACCCCGTCCTCGGTGCTATACACCCTGCAGGCTGTTGCCACTGCCAGGCGTGCCAGCTTGATACGTTGGTTGGCACCCTCCACCAGTGGAATGTGACTCACGTAGTCCCGTGCCATCTGCTTGGCTAGGTCTAGGATTAGTGTCACTGCCTCGTCGGTGAAGTGAACGTGTTCCTCCTCTCGACTCCATGCCCACAGAACCAGTTGCTTGCATAGGTCGTAGGTGTACACGTGGGGAACCTGCCCTATCTCGCTTGAGTGCCTGTTGATTAAGTCCATACTGACTTCCTCACTGGCACAACTCACCACGAACTCGAACCTCGCCACGTCTTCGTTCTTGCCAATTAGCTCCTGCACTGCCTCGGCACCGTACCCGTACTGTCTCAGTGCCTTACCCGTCCTGGTGTTGGATATCCACAGTAGCCTCGTCCTGGCGTGGGTTCGCTCCTGGTGTATCTTGACAATCTCGGCAACCCCACTGGAACGCACCCCTGACATGTTACCTATTGAGTCCTCACTCAACCCTGACGCCTCGTCTATGATGACAATTCTCCTGTCATTGAGTGGTATCTTACCCCAACTGACGAACCACCTCTTCTGGGTCTGCTGCATGCCACCAATCAACCCTGCAAAGGTCGTGTTCTCACCTGTTACGAACTCACCTAGTTTGTAGTGGTTCATGATGGACTGTGCTGTCTCGGACTTCCCCGTTCTGGTGTCCCCTATAATCAGTGCCTCCACCCACCCCCTTGGAATGTGTTGGTCTTGGAACCTGAAGCTTAGCACACTGTGGTACACCAGGTCAACTGCCGTAAGAACATCTTCCCTCCCGTATATGTGGGTTACGTTGTTGGTCAGGTCATGGTAAATCTCCTTAAACTTTTCGGCAACCGTCTGCCCCTCGGAAGGCTGGAACACCTTCAGTTGCTCGTGCTTCAGTGGTGTCATCTTGAAACTTGATACGTTGTCTTGGCTCGGTTCTGCCTCCCCTATCAGGTGGGTAACGTACTGGTGTCTTGGGTCGGTGATTGTGACTCCCTCCATACGGTAACTCATGTTCGCCTGCAGCCCGTGCCCCACCACATATGCAATCCTGGTGGTGTATGGCTTGTCCACTGCAGAGAAGTCCAGTTCTGGTTGGAGGATAACCTCCTCAATGTTCCCCTGTTCCACCACGTCCACGTTGAAGTTGTTGCACGCCTTGGGGATACCTGCCTTGGTCTTGACAACTGCCCTCTGCTGGGCGTCTGTGCAGTCAATGAGTTGTAGCAGGCTCCTGTCGTCGTCCTTGAACAGTATTGTCCTGTCTCCCCCGTTGATACCTACCACGCACATGGCACACTTGTTACCGTTGTCAGGTGTACAGGTGATGTTCATCTGCTTGGGGTACCCGTATGGTCCAATATCCTTACCTGAAACCATCACGTCCATGGAAATCTTCTTGTCGATATAGTCTGAACGACTCGCCTGTGACAGGTGAACCTTCGTCGGCTTGCTTGGGTCAATCTCTGGCTCCTCGTTCCCAGGTACATAGGTGTGTGCCTTCTGGATAACCAGGTCTAGGTCTTCCTTGGTGTGCCCCAGTGCCACGAAGTAGTCGGTTAAGTCCCCGTCTGGTGGGTCAACGATTGGTAACTTGATAATCTTCACCTGCTTGGCAATCCCGTACAGACTCCTGGCTACCTTCTCTGCACCTGCCAAACCTGCCTTGTCTATGTCGTAACATATCAGTACCTTCTTGCCCTCGAACAGGCTGTTCCACTGTGCCCTCCAGGTGTTGGCTCCTCCAGTGGTTGTCATTGCATTGTAACCCATCTGGATAGCCAGTAAGCAATCCATCTCCCCTTCTGTCAGTAAGATGGTGTCCCCCTCTATGTTCTCAATAGGGTATAGCCTTGCTGCACCTGACCCCATCTTGTAGCTAATCATCTTAGCCTTGCCCCGTGCCTCTGCCGAATACCTCCTTATATTAACACAACCACCCCTGCTGTCGTAGACAGGTATGGTAATACGCTCCACGTCGTAACCTATCTTATATTTCTCAATGGTCTCCTTCCTCAACCCACGCTTGTTGAGTAGGAAGTGCAACATCTTCACAGACTGCATGAGTATCCTGTGAGACTTCATAACCTCCCTCTCATCAATGTAATCAACGTCTGGCTCCTCGAACTCGGTTACACTGGACTGTGGGTTACGCTCTGGGTCACTCTGTGGTCGGATACCGTACTTGCCCTCAATCTCACGAACCATGTTCCTAAAGTCCCTCTTCTCGAACCCCTCGGCAATCCTGTAGAACTCGTACTCGTCTCCTCCTATGTCACAGGCGTGACAATAGAAACGCCCTGTCTCCACATTCACACTCATGGATGCAACGCTATCGTCGTGCCACGGGCACCTGACTGCACACTCACCGTCTATACCTGGGTTCAGGTTTGTAAAGTAGTCACTGTAGAATGTCTCAGCCCACTGCCTTCTCCTCATATTATGCCTCCCCTCAATCCTAGTATATCACCTCGACTCAATCCTGACCCCATTGCTCTATTATCAGGTGTTCCTCCAGGTTAACCGTCAACTCATCTGGGTACCCCTCCTGGTACACAACCCTCTTCACTCCTGCATTAATCAGTAGCTTGGCACACATGAAGCACGGTTGATGGGTACAGTAAACCGTTGCTCCCTCGGTGTTGACACCGTGTAGTGCAGCCTGGGCAATGGCGTTCGCCTCTGCATGGACTGCCATGCACAACTCGTGTCTCTCACCTGAAGGAATACCTTCCCTCATGCACCTCTTGCAGTGCCTCACACCCCTGGGTGCCCCGTTGTACCCCGTAGACAACACGTGCCCGTCCTTGACTAACACTGCCCCCACCTGACGCCTTAGGCAGGTGGAACGACAGGCTACCACGTGTGCCATCATCATGAAGTATCTGTTTGTATCTGGTCTCATAATGGTCTCCTCCTCTCAATGAAAATAGGGGAAGAGGCTATGCCCCCTCCCCTGCTGGTGAGTGTCTCACATTAGAATGGTACGTCGTCGTCTGGCTCAAAGCCCTCACCGTCGTAGGGCTTGAGTGTCTGGACGTTCTCCCTGTCCTTACCTTGCCACTCTCTGTGCCCAACCACTGCCACACACATTCTACCTAGCAGGTCGTCGAAGTCGACTTCTGCTGCTGCCTTAGGTACCTCCATACCGAAGGTCTCCAAGGTCTCCTTAATCTTCCACATAGTGGATGGCATTACGGGCAAGTTGTAGAACAACTGACGCCCCTTGTGTTCCCCGTCGGCAACCTTGAGTACCAGGACGTACATGTCGTCACCCTTCTTGGTCTCCTTATGGTTCACGTCGAACAGGAAGCACGGATAGTCCCCCTTTGGTAACAACTCAAACCCATCACTCACATTACTGAAATCAAACTTAGCCTTCATTATTCTTTACCTCCTTAATTATTTCACTGATGAAGTCAGGCACCTTCACTGCCCCATCAGTTATTGAGTTAAATACATGGAACATTGTTGGTTCCGTCATCCCCACACCTAGCTTGCCACTCCTGTCCTTAGCCAGGAACTTGCCCTTGGGTTGGGTCAGTAGCTTACGCACACCCTCCACACCATTCTCCTCGGATACGAATAGGTACCCCACCACGTCAACGTAGCCCATTACGTCTGCAGCCAACTTGGGTGTCAGGTCTGGCATTATCTTGACGCTCCCATCTGTTTCGTCCTTCCTCTCTCCTGCCAGGCAGGTGAACACCACATTCATAGGTAGGTCTCTGAACGCCCTCACTAGCTTACGCAACTGCTGAGTATTCTTCCCGTAGTCCTGCAGCGTGGGTGTGTCACGGTCGTGCCTGTCATCCCTCTTTGGGTCTGCCAGTATCTCATCCATGGACATACGTTGTATCTCGCTCAAACTGTCAAGCACAACGGTCTGTCGGTCGTGCTCCCCACTCTTCAGGAACCAGAATATCTCCTGTAGCTCCTTGATGTTGTCTGGTCTAAACGTCTGAATATCCAGCTTTGGGTGGTACTCCTTGAACTTGTTTAGGCACAGGGTTCCTCCCTCACAGTTGATAATCAGTGGCTTGGGTGATAATGCTGCTGCAGTGGTCTTGCCTACACCTGGGTCAGAATACAGGAGAACCTTGGCTGTTACTGGTATCTCCTCAATATTGGCTATCCTGCCCTTCAACTTCTCTAACACTCTCTTATCCACTTACATCCCTCCTTATTATTTGAAGTCGTCGAAGCTTAGTTCTCTCGGCACGTACTCCTTCTTGATAACGTCGTATATCAGTAGCTTCACCTCCCCGTGCCTAGCAAGGAAAATGGAAACTGCCAGCACATTCAGCACCGTGTTACCACTTAACAGTACCCAGTCATTCCTGCTACTGTTCTTGAGGCTCCCCTTAAACTCCTTCAAGAGTCTCTCAACGTTGAACACATTGACCCTCCCCACTGACAGTGGTATCAACTCTCCATACGTCTTAGCTGCATCAAAGTTGTGCCCTGATGAATTTACTATCCAAACCTTACTCGGTTCCATTCCTCCAACCTCCCTTCACTAACAGTATATCATGGTCTCCTGGTTTCAACCCTCCCTGATGTCAAAATTATTCTCAATGTAAAAGTCGTCCTTAACTCCCTTGTACTCCATGATACACAACTCCCTGTACGGACAATCCCAACTGCAGTCCTTGGTGGCGTTACGGTATATCCTGCACCCGCTCATGTCCCTGGACATCTCGTATAACTCCTCCTGGATATGTGCCAGTTCCTCTGGCGTCCTGTGAATACGGTGTCTCTTAAAGAACGGTCTGTCAAGCTCTTTCAGGTGGGTCAGTATGTCGGTGTAATCCTTGGGGTTCAGCCCATTGTCCTTGATTGCCTGCAGATAGGTCTCCACGTCGGTGTCAATGTTCTTAGCCTTGCTCAACCCACCACTCTTGAGTACCTTAGGCACCGTTGGTAGCTTGGCTCTAACCAGGTTGAATATTATGCCTGACACTGCATTGTGGTTACCCAGCATGTCAGCCAACGCCCATAGGTAGTAGTTCGCCTGCTCATCCAGAACCAGGTTCTCCTCATACTTCACCAGGTCTATACTAGTGAATTTGTGGTCGACTAGCCATATCTCTCCTGTACTATCCTCCACCACCAGGTCAAGTATCCCTTGTAGGTCGGTCTTGGACTTGTACCCTGCAGGCGTTGGTATGGTGGTCTTGAAGTGTTGCTCAACTGCATGCACCTCGAATTCCTCCCCCTTCTCCTGGTAGTGCTTGATGTAACGCTCCACCAGTGCCTCTGCCTGCTCCCGTACCTCCTTATACTCGTCTATCTGCTCCTGGAACATGTCTTTGGTCTGCTCCATCCAATACGCCTCGCTTGCCTCCTGAATGTCTTCTCCACGGTAATAAGCCTCTAATAAGGCATGCCCGTAGTTGCCCAGGTCTATCTTCTTGACCCTCTCCTTGGGCTTCAGCCCCCTTACATAATTATAGTACCACTTTTGCCTACATCTCTTCCAGGTCTTCACCTGGGAATAACTCACAACGCTCTTTGACATTATACCACCCTCCATTCTCTCAGTTTGCCCTTGCACCTACCACAAACGTGGTTCCTGCCTCCTCTGCCAAGCCTGACCCCTCTCTGGTACTTGGTTTGGCACTCCACACACACGTACTCCCAGTTGACCTTAGCCCTGCCCTTGGAATATCTAGATACCTCACCACCCCTGGACTGAATGTCATACATCTTGGCGTGGAACTTCTCCCCGTGTCCCCTAATCTGCAGGTGTATCATCTCGTGCAGTAACACGCTCCTGGTCTCCCTCTCACCGTACTTCTCGGCGTAGTGACTGGATATCCTTATCACCCTTCTGCTAGGGTAGCACAGTCCTGCACTTGATGATAACCTGTTACTGTACTCGATTGTCACCCTATCTACAGGTGGAAGCTCCCCGTCGAAGTACGCCTGGTTGTACTCGGTGTATGTGGTTCTCAGCTCATTAATTGTCAGCAACCCTCTCACCGTCCCATTCAGGCAACTCCTCCAGTTCCCTAATCAAGTCCTCAGCCTTGGCACTTAGCCTCTCGAAGGTGTCTCTGCATATCTCCCCTCTGCCATAGGCTCTGCCAATCCTGTTCTTGAAGAACCCCATCTCCTGGAGTCCTCCCTCCTTAAGTGTCTTCATGTAATCCCTCCTTCCTACTTACAGTATATCAACCTGGTGTGCAGTTGACCCCAGGTTCCCGAACTTTTTCACAAAAAAAAATTACCTTCTCTCCACCTGAAGAGAAGGTAACCCTCTACCTCGCCCACTCGGGAACATTATCCAGGTTCACCCCCGTAGCCTTACCAACGGTACCGTTCAACCTGTTCCACACCAGGTTGTGGTCGTGGTCTGCCTGTCTGAAGTTGCCTGCCTTCCAACGCTCAGCTATCCCCTGCAGCTCCACACGGTGCTCCTCCTTGTACTTGCCCTCTGCCACCACTATCAGTAGCCAGTTGACCCGTTCCTCAGTCAGGGGAACGTACCCCCACTTCTTGTCTGTCACCACCACGTTGTGACTCATCTTGTGCACGGTCTCCCACAGTGTCTTGACAAATAGTGGTGGGTTAACCCCTTTAGGCACCTTGCCCGTCTCTACCCATACTTGATATGCGTCGTTGGATACCTCGTCGGTCTCGGTTATCTTACCTACCGTGAACCACACTCCTGCCAGGAGGATAACCAGAAGCACCATGCTCCTGGCGAACCTCGCCTTGTTTAACTTCAACTTCCTCTTAGTCTTCATTAATACCCCTCCTTATAGTTTATTGAATATCTGCCTTAGCTCCTGGGCTGTTACCTGCCCGTTGACTATGGCGTCGAAGCTCTCGCCTTTCTTCTCCAGTAGGTTCTCAATGTACTCCTCAACGGTGCCCCTGGCTACCATGTTAATGATGGTCACACTGTTCTTCTGCCCCATCCTGTGCAAACGGTCTTCTGCCTGGGTGTTGATTGCTGGTGTCCAGTGTCTGTCCAGGAACACTGCAATGTCTGCTGATGTCCACGTCAACCCGTGTGCTGCAGCCTCGATTGTGGCTAACATTATCCTGGTATCTTTGTCTTCCCGGAAGTCCTTGGTTGCCTGGTGTCGGTCTTCCTGCTTGATGGCACCTGTTACGGATACCCACCTGATACCTGCCTCGTCCAATTGCTTGCCGAATAGTTCCACTGCCTTCCTGAACTGACTGAACACGACTATCTTGTGTTCCTCGTGGTTGTCCTGTATCAACTCCATCAGTGCCTCGAACTTGGCACTCTCGGCAACCTCCTCGCTTAGAAGTTGGGTTGATACGGCAATCTGTCTCAGCCTGGTAATCTGTGCAATCACCACTGGTGCTGCAACTACCTCCCCGTTGGTTAGGGTTGCTATGGCGTCACGCTCCATGCTCTTGTATGCCTTAGCCTGCTTGCCCTTCAACTCCACCAGGAACCTCTGGTGTATCTTGTCGGGTAGCTCCTTCAGAACGTCCTTCTTGGTTCTCCTCAACATCACAGGTGCCAGTAACTGTCTTAGACTGTCCTGTTGCTCTGGTGTGCCCATGCCTATTTCTTTGCCCCACCCATTATCTGTTATGCTGCAATACCTCTCAGCAAACCTCCAGTAACTCCTAAACTTGTCAGGGTACAACCTGTTAAGTAGGCTCCACAACTCATCAGGTCGGTTCAACATTGGAGTACCTGTTAAAAGAAACACACGGTCTGCCTTAACCTTCTTGACTGCCTTGGTCTGTTGTGCCTTCCTATTCTTAATCTTATGTGCCTCATCTAGTATCAAAACATCCCACTTGCCCTTCTGTAGCTCCTCGTGCAGCCTCATTGCCTCATAGTTAATTATAAGGTACTTCCCCTTGAATTCCTCTATAGCCTTCACACGCTTAGCCTTTGCCCCGTCAACCACCACTGCATTGCTGTCTGTCCACTTGTTAACCTCGTCGTGCCAGTTCCACTTCAGTGAGTTGGGGCATATCACCAGAACCCTCTCGGCTCCAGTGTCCTCGCAGGCTGTTATTGCCTGCAAGGTCTTCCCCGTTCCCATGTCGTCTGCCAGTATGCACTTACCCGTGGTGTTGAGGAAGTTGGCTCCTACCCTCTGGTAGTCCCTCAGCTTGTCGGCGAAGGGTACGTTCAACTCCACGTCCTCCAACTCCTTTAGCTCAAGCATTTGCACCCTATTACGCTCGATACGGGTGATGTAGTCTCTTACATCAGGTGCCACCTTAAGGTTGGGGAAAATTGATACTAGTTGGTCTACCGTCTCTTTCTCCACCTGGTACTCCCAAACCTTCATCTGCCCGTTCCACTTCCAGCCAGGAACCTGTTTAGCCAGGTTCCTCTCCTCATATGTACATCTCAGTGCCAACTTACCTTCCCACATAAACAATACTGCCATCACACAACGCCTCCTTAATCTTCTCCTTAGCCCTGATGAACACCCTGCTCACCTGGGATTGGGATAACTCCACTCTGGTTGAGATATCCTTCTGTGAGTACCCCTGCACGGTTAACCAGACAATCTCATACTCCTGTCCCGTCAACACCGTCTCAAACCTCTTCATGCTCCCCAGGAACTCCTCCTCTGGGTTGCTCTTCTCATCTGCAACGTCCAGCTCCATCTCATCTAAGCTGCAGCAGGTCTCCCTCCTGGTCAGCTCCTTAAGTATCTCGTTCTGCATCACCCTGTATGCATACGTGCTGAAGGCAAACCCCAGCTCCTCCTTATAGTTTTGACTCGCCTTGTATAAGCCGAATAGTGCCAACTGCCTTATGTCGTCCGTGTCCACCACCGTGTTTGGTCTGAACCTCGCTGCAATGTGATAAGCCATATTAATGTTGTCCTCGAATAATCTCATGATAAACGTCCCCCTTTATCCTTACATATTTAGTTTTCAAGCATCAATTCGGAAGGGTAATACCCCTACCAGGTTGTTGATATCCCAACAGAACCCAAATTTTCAACCGTCTTTTTCAATGAGTCGACGGGTAGGCACCAGTTATGGTAGCCCTCCTCAATAATCTCGTAGTAGCCTGCCCTCGGTGGGCTAACCTCAAAGCATTTGTGCATTTTATAAGTCATTGCATGTATCTTTCCCATCCCTCTGGCTTCCACCTGTATGGTGTCTCGGTAATACACTCTGGGATACCCCTCGTATATATCCAGTGCCTTCAGGTCTCTCTTGCTAATCCTGTACAATGCTCCGTACACTCGGTCTTTCTTATCTGCCTTCTCAACTGTAGCAACCCCTCTTCTGTATGTGAGTCGGTAGCCATGCAGGATAGCTTGTGTCAGTGGCTCTGCGTCTGGGCAACGTCTCAGCATTTGCTCCAGGTGCAGGTTGCTACCGTATGCAAAATATATCATCTTCATTCCTCCTTCTGACCTATCTCATCTCCCAGCTACCACCTGCCAGTATCCACCAGCAGGTGGTTTCGACATCTTATTGGGAATTCCTGACGTTGTA